TTGCTAAGGGAGCCAGGCGCCCAACACTACTCCAAGGATATCGTACTCATTACCATTCAACGGGGGGAGCCCAGGCAGGACGTTAACGGTAACCGCCTATGCTTTGTTGAAACCAGCACCGGCAAGGACGGCACAATCTATGTGAAGGTCAGTAAACGCCGCTTTGATGTTGATACAGCGTCGATAGTGGCCGGTGAGCCAATGGATATCCCGGATGGTCGCTGGATGGATCTGCGCCTTAAAATGCCAGCCCGTGCAGTTTCTGATGACATGTTGCTGGATGGTTGAACTTGCAAATGAGTTTTAGCGTTAACGGCGGTGCATACGTTGACAATGTTCTGGACGTTGATTAGTTGAAATTTGGCAACGTATCGACTGCTTTGCTTTACTACTAATTCCTATCTGAAAATGCTGCTGGCACTGTTTGTGTCTGATAGACAGTGCTGGCGCATAATCATCTTTCCCAATATCATTTTTAGTGAACAGCTAGCTACCAACTCAGCTTATTCGAGGTGTTTATGGTACAAGTGACTCTTAATTTCCTCGAAAACGGCCTGTCTCTATCAAATATCAGTAACCAGCCACTGATCCGATTCATCAAACATCTCTTCTAACATCCGGTTCAGCTTCTCACGATCACTTTTGCTGGCATCTGAATTTAACCCGTTGGCCTGCATTGGTTTTACCCGGACTTCTGCATCTGGAAACAGCGTATGAACTCGTTTTTCCAGTTCGAGGCGGATAATTTCTGCCGCATTCGGCAGTCCATCAACATTGCGCTTATCAAACACCAATTCTACAAACATAACTTACCTACAATACTGATTTAATATACAGTATATTGGCTTGGCGATGCGGTCTTGGCAAGGGAAAATAGATAATTTTATCCTGTGCACGAAGAGCGATTTGCAGGCATAAAAAAACCTGCTTTTTAGCAGGTTTTTCAATTTGGTCGGCATGAGAGGATTACGCGCATCTTCGATGCTTGCCCTACGGGCCGTTGCTAAAGCAACGTGATCTCGCTGCACTCGGTTCAAACCTCCTTCGGAGGTTCTCATCCTTTCAACGCAGGGGTTCAAATTTGGTCGGCATGAGAGGATTACGCGCATCTTCGATGCTTGCCCTACGGGCCGTTGCTTAAGCAACGTGATCTCGCTGCGCTCGGTTCAAACCTCCTTCGGAGGTTCTCATCCTTTCAACGCAGGTGTTCAAATTTGGTCGGCATGAGAGGATTCGAACCTCCGACCCCCGACACCCCATGACACCGACACTAAACCGCTGAAAGCCCCGCCCCGCCTGACTCTCCTTTGTTTTGACTGTTCATACAAACAGTGCATTTCTCGCAAAAGCCTGCCTATATACATCAATAGGTTAGGGTAACTTTTACCATTAACCTGTTTTGATTTCACCGTGGGGAACCACAACCCAATCGATATGGTTTTGGGTATAAATCTTCGTGGATTTTGCGTCACTGTGAGCCATGCGACCCTGCGGATCAATCCCTTGGTTATCGAACAAATGCGCGGCTAATGCCCTGATCTCGTGGAACGTCGGTCGCTCTTCCATCTCCAGGTGATCGGACAACCCAAGCTGATCCCGCAATTTTGAAAATGAACGGCTAAGATAGTCAGGCGCTACCTGGGTAGGGTGCGCGACTTCTTTGCTGCGTTTTACGTTTCGTTCGGGTATGCGGTGTACCACATACGGGCTGGCCACATTATCCCGACTGCCGTCAATAATTCGCTTCAACTCATCCCCGATCGGAATCGCGACATGTGAGGCTTCTTTTTTCTGCACTTTTTGACGGTGGATATACAGCGTACCGTGAATGCCATTTAACGGTTGGTCCAACCATACGCAACCACAAACGCCGTTTTTAGGTTCCCGAATTGAATACCGGATCCGGGAAACCTCAAGCCGGGCATGGGTAGTCTGTAATGCTAAATCCATGGCGGTTCTTAACCATGGGGCTGCAGCTCTGCGAATGGCCATAAAATTGTCGAATGACAAACGCTGCCTTTTCTTCTCTTCAATTCTGCGCATTTTCTTCCGGGTGGCTGGGTTATCCAACATCAGCGATTCATCGACCGCATAGCTGAAAAGCTTCTTCAGAAAACTGACTTTCCGGTTTTGCACATTCGCAGATGCATCAGCGTGGTATTCCTTTATATACGAGTTGACGTGTTCCAGTTCGATATCGCATGCCGGGATCTTGTCGAAAAACTCTTTCACACGAGTCGCATCGTTATTCCAGTCATCCCGGGTGCTCTCGGACGGTTGCTCGTCTTTTATCGCCCGGGCCATAATGCGGTCGACATGTTCTGCGAATGGCAACGCCTCACCTTGAATTCCGCCAGACTCCCTGATCAGCGAATCGATAGATACTGACGTTTCAGGGCGCATTCTGTTGTTATATTCTCGAGCGATAGCGATCGCCATAGCACGATCACTACCGAGTGATTTACGTTTCCCGGTTACAAGCGTGAAGCGATAAACGCCTGTCGCCTTATCAAAATAGAGTAAATCAGGAAGATGCCGATTTTCCCGTCGGCGCGGGCGGGCAGCCATTACGACTCCCTGATCAGTTGATTAACGGCGTGGGAAACTTCGGATTGAACTCCCCAACGCTCAGATGAATAAACCCATGACATACCGTCTATTATCCTTCCTCGAAGTTGTCCGTGCTCAATCCAACGCTTAACGGTGCGTTTATCAGGGATTGAACCCTCTTCAAACTCACGCTTTAGCCATTTGCTGGCGCGCATCAATTTGTCTTCATTGGCCATGGTTTTGTCTCCACACGATAGAGGCCCGCTGCAACGGGCCTGTAAAAATTACAGTTCGGTTGGTTGCTGGTGGGGGGAAAGTAATCGCTGGTGGATTGCTGAAACATACCGCGCCTGGTGAATGGCATCTGCCAAAGCGTTATGACGTTCACCGTCGAATGGCAGATCACGTTTCGGGTCAAAACCTATCTGCCGGCCGAGGCTCACCATGGTGCGCACGTCGAGATCGTTGTACCAGTTCCAGCATGGCGCCACGCCGCAACGCTCATATGCTCCACGCAGAATGACATTATCGAAGGCGGCACCGTTGCCCCAGACCTTCAGGTACTTTGTCTGCTTGCAGCTGAGAGCAACAAAACTGGAAAGGGCATTGAGGGCTTCAGCTATTGGCTTCGCCTGGTCATTGGTGATCGCCGCCCGGGCTTCGCTGCTTTGCATCAACCACCAGTTAATGGTGTCGCCATCGGGAACGGCGCCGGCGGCCAGTTCACTGGCAAGATTCACCGCGGTATAGAATTGTAGTTGCCCCAGTTCACCGGTGGCAGGGTCGAAGAACACAGCACCGATCGCCACGATTGGCGCGTTGGGCTTGTTGCCCATGGTTTCCAGGTCAATCATCAGATCATTCATTGTTTTTCACCTTGTTTTGGCGCTGCAGGCAATTGCATCCAATGGGTTACCGCGCTGTCGCACCATTCATTATTCCGGTTTATCCAGATGCAAACTCGTTGTTGAATAACGCTGGGTTCTTCTTTGCCAAACCAGCACCAATAAGCGCCGTCGGCATCAGGAGTCTGTTCGGTGCACGCTATCCAACCATCCGGAATATCCGGAGAGTTCAACTTGTAACCCTGGCTTACAGGTTGAGCCAATAACCGTTCAACCTCTTCGCGAGCATCTCCACACCTTATCGCGCTGAAGTGCCCGCGTGTCCCATCACAATCAAGTAGGCGATTAATAGCGTCCGCTAAACCATCAGGAATATTATTTGGAATAATTTGTGGTTCGTTTTGTGGTTGAGCTATGGTGTCCTCATTGGTGAGGGTAGCATTGCCGTCGCGCCAACAAACACATGGAGTAATGCCCATCTCGTCAATCACCCACTCTTCTCCATGGCATCGATTGCAAGGTTTTGATTCGGCTTTAAGCATTGCGGTACGGCAGGCATCAACATTGCGCTTGAATCTCACGCCGACTATAGCTAATGCCGCCATTAGCTTTTCCAACTGAATCACTATTCCTTCGTCGCTGTAGAATTCAGTCGGAAGATTCACCACTGCTGGCGCTGGCGGGGCGGTGTAGAGAGGAATTGAGGCACCATGCATGGGTTCAGACCACGCAATCAGGCTCCTTTCACTCTCCTTAGCATGAGCTAGTGTTAATTCGCTGGCATACATCACCGGTTGCGCCTCCCGGTTAGCCAGGAGTTCGCGGAGAGCAGCATTAAGCTTTAAGTCAATGTCTCGATCACCACGCAGTTGCCGGTCAATAAGAATCTGAATCTCTTCATTGCTCAGTCTGTGAGTCGTTAGTGTCTGTGTCATGCATCCCCCTTAACCTGCTGTTGAGTGAACTTGATTAGGAAAGTAGAGCGTATAGCCACCAAAATCAGCACCAACTATCGACGCGGCGCGGCACCATTCCCCACCGTTTTGTTCCTGCTCGTTATCGATCTCATCTGTACGCGTGGCGTCGATAACACCGATACATGGGTCGCCTGTGGTGTAAAACCCCAGGCGCTTTGACGGGCAGCGGTTCAGCACATCCTGCAGCTCTTCCAGCCATTTCTTTTCTGCTTTGGTTAGCTTTGCCATCTACTCATCCCCCACTGTGAAGCCCGCTTTCCCAACATCACGAGCAGCGGCATTGCGCCCATCAACCCAGCCCTTACAGTAGTCATCGCTCGCGCCGGTCACATGGCATATGAAGAACTCGTCGTAGTTCACGATTTTAATCGGCGTAGCCAGCTTCTCGCTTTGCTGCATATGCGCCTGCATCAAATCGGCATACTTATTGATTAGGCATTCATTGTGAGCTTCCAGCTCGGCAATGCGCTTATTCTTCGCTTCCATTTCTGCCAGCAGGGCTAGAACGGCAGCAGGGTTAGCAGCGACAATGAATGCAGCAACAGCATCCTTCCCCTTCTTGTAGTTGTTAATGCCGCCCAATTCTTTGGCTTTCTCTGCGATTGCTTTCAGTTCGCTGATTTTATCCATTGCGGCGCTCCTCATCCCACTTAACCATGTATTCTTCAATGTCAGACCATGCTTCACCCGCACCAGCCAGGCCATCGATAACGTCTTGCCTTTCGGTATGACGCTCTTTTTTCTCAAGTTCGGCGATGCGCTGTAGCAGGGCGGATACGTACTCTTGCGAGTAGAGCGGGGATGAGTGAATATTCTCCATTCCCTCGGCGTTTGCTACATAGCATTCATCCAGCGTTGGTACATCTCCACCTCTGGTGTGAAGAACCCACGCAACAGGCTTGCTCAGTTCGCTCAGCTTATCCATGCTTCACCTCCGCATAATGATTGCGCTCTGTGCGTCGTGCCTTTTCTTCCGTTGTTACCGTCAGAGATTTGGCCGGGACGCCACGATAGGCACTGCCAAAATGCTTAACCACTACGGAACCGTTATGAAAGGCGACAACCTCACAACCTCGCTTGCCCCATTTCGTTGTGTGGATGCAGAATGCGCCCACAGTCAGTTCGCTCTGCTTATTGTCCAATTTCTTCACCTGCTTCATAGCAAAGTTCCATCAGACGATACAGGCGCTCACCTTCATCCAGGCGATACAACTCAGCCCATTCATCCCAGTTTGCAGCCACCACGGCCCATTCTTTACCGTGCTGTGACATGTCCCGAATTTTATTTTCCAGCTCCGGCACCGCTTCGACCAGGCTCAGACAGCGGCCAAAGTCTGCTGGATCGCGTGGGTAATGGTTTTCCGCGATGAATTGGCCAGTAAGGACGGACGCCATATAGAGACTACTCGCGCCGGTATCATCGCTGGCCAGCCACGCGCTCAGGCCCATGCCTTCCGATGCCTTAACCACCGGTTTGGCGAATTCTGCGCAGATAATGTTTGCAGCTTGAGTGATGGCGTTGAACCATCGAGCCTCAACGCCGATCCCAGGGTGCTGCCGGTCGATTTCTGTAGAGATCGCCGTGATGATGCTGATTTGACTAAGTTTTATGCTCATAATTTAAAATCTCTCTACAAAAGTTGCCGGGAAGGCGCCACGCACGCCTTCTTTCGATTGGTGATATTCGTGGCCACCTTCGCAGTGCGGGACAGCCTTCCACCAACCAGACTCAGTTTCACCGGTGAACGTATTGGCAAGATCCGCGTCTATGATGCCGATTTCTATTGCCGCAGAGATAACCTCTTCTCGGGAATGGATGCCGCGGGCCATTAGGCTATCAACGTCATAACCTCGAAGGTGTTCGATCTTTGTTGGCTTACCCATCAGTAGCCCCCGCGGCGAGTAGCCAACCGAATACGTTGATAAATTTCACCAGCATTGCTGCGTTCATCACCCAGTTCACAAGCGCAGAAATAATCGTAAGCAGCCCGTGTGCATGCTTGGTGCAGTCGTAAAAACTCGATCTTCAGTGCCTCAGAATGGCATCTGCTGATGAGGTCTGCTAATGCAGTAGGCTCACCTTCAATAGGGCGTAGCCAGTAGCAAACTGGGCCGTCTTCAGTATCGTGAATGGAGCCGATAAACCAGCCATCACCTGCAGGCGCGGTAGGGTTCCATTGGCTGATATCACCATCACCGGCTTCCAGGGCTTCCAACTGTTCGTCAGTGACATCGCTTTCCATCCATTGGAGATGACCAACGATCCGATTGGTATCCAGCCACGCTGCAAATTCACCAGGCGCTGCAAACTCTCCACCGTTAGCCGGCACAAAGTAATCAGGGTGTGTCCAGTAGCCGTTTTCATCGCGCTGCGGTGCCATTGCTGTGATTAATTGGCTCATGCTGCCTCCAGTTGATAGACAAAGAATTTACCCATGGCGCCATTTACCAGGTTACGGCGATCATATTGTTGGATACCCCAGACGATGGCGAACAGACACCAGGTAAAACCACTGGTAACCCTTCTGCAGCTGTCTTCCCAAAAATCGCTAAGGTCGATGTATTCAGAGCTGAACTCATGATAGGCAACGCTGGCTTCCCACTCGCTATATGAACCCTGCTTCAGGTCGTTGATGTTGGAAAGTTCTTCAGCTTTGATTTTGTTGGTTATGCCATCACCTTCTTCAATTTCTGCAAGCCAACTGTCATAGAACTCCTGGGCCCGAGCCTCGAAAGCATCTGATGACCATTCGGTATATATTTCCCGGCTGTAACCGCCACCCATTTGAAGCTTTTCAGCCCAGTAGCCGATGTTGATAGCTGGATCATCACCGTGGCGCTGATAATTGCGGTGATCCATTCGGAAGAAATCGAACATGTCATGCAACCGGCGGAAAACGTAGGTACCCATATCTCCGCCAATACATAGATGCCCCGGCCAAGTGGTCAGCGTGAAGTGATAACAGCTGCTCCCGCCCCGAGAAAAAATCAGGTGCCTAAACACACCGTTATCGTTATCAACTGACATTGAATGATTGCGGGTGTCATGCTTGAAGCGAGCCAAGACGTTTTCATCTTTCATGATTTTTCTCCCTGGCTATGGGCTTTGTCATCCAAATAGGTGCGATTGGCGCGGCATATCTGCGCCAGCGTATTTAACTCGATGAGAAAACCGCACATACCCTGGGCAGTTCGACGAATGCCAATCCTGTTAGACTTGCCAACCGAACGCCGGGCCTTACGAGTAGCCTTGCGGTTGTGCGCATTGCACACCTCAAGCCAGCGGTCTTTGTCCTTATTTTTGTAAGGTGCGCGAGCCTTGCTCTGACGTGAAATCTGCTCGATGAGATGTGCTTTATTTAGAGCGGAAAGATAGGTTACCTTGCTCATTTTGCCTCCTGGCGCCGCGCCGGGATTACTCCGTCAACCGGCAGGCATTCATACTGCGGTGGTAACTGCTGCTGGTGGACATCCGCCAGGCAGTTGCTTTGATCTGGGTACACCCAGCCTTGCGGCACGAATTCGCACGGCTGGTACGTGTAGCAGACGAGCAGGAACAGGCCGAACATTAGGCATCCCCTCTGACTTTTAATGAGGTCAATACCGAGCGTGTGCCATCGGGGGCTGGGGTGGAAACAATGCCATCAACCTGCATCCGCTCAATGAGCCATGCAGCGCGGTTATATCCAATTCTGAATTTTCGCTGTAAGCCGGAAATAGAGGCTCTATCGGTTTCGCGCACAAAAGAAACAGCATCAGGATATAAATCGTCATGCGGATGTTCAGTGCCGCTAATATCCACCCAATCATTATTTGGGTTGCCAGCGCCTCGTTCCATCTCCCCGCCAAGTACCTTGATCAAGTCATTGATTAACGCTGACAGTTCACCAGTTAGCAGAACGGCATCAGCATCGAAGCGTGTGGCGAAATCCTCTCGGTCGATATCATCATTTTGCTCAAGCAGGTGTTCGCAAAACTTCAGTTTTCTAACACTTCCGGAATCAGTAATTGAAAAGCTAATCCGTTCCTGCCACTCAAGGGCCAAAGTGGTAACAAGCTTTCCGGCCTCAATGTTTGTCGCAACTTCATCGCCGCATAGGTCTTGTTTCTTACAGCTAATGGTCCCGCCTTCCTCCAGAATGGCTTTGAGCTGGGCCTCATCCTGCAAAACGAAACCAGCGGGCGGCTGCCCTGACCTTACCCACTCGGTTAAAGTCAACTCGATGGGGCTTTCCATTGTTAAAGGAACAACCGGCAGCGAACCAAGGCTTTTGCGTAGCAAGGCCAGAACATCTTCGGCTCGCTTGGAGCTTGTCGAATCAACCACAATCAGGTCGTTAACGGTGTCGATCCACATGAATACGCTGCTAAAGCGGCTAAACGCTCGAGGTAGCAGGCTCTGCAAAGCCTCATCTTTCAGCGAGTCTCGTTCCGTTTTTTTCAGTTTGCGATGTTGTTCGCCTTCGAGCTTTTCGATCTGCTTCTGCACTTCCTCTTTAATTACCGAAGCAGGAAGGATTTTCTCTTCTTTACGAGCGCAAAGAATTACCTGACCATTAACGGCATGAAATAACGATGTGCCTTTCTTGCCCATAGGGGAGACCCAGCCTGCTTTCGCCATGTCCTGGCTGCCGCATGGTGCAAGGGCGAATGGTGCCAGGTGGGTTTCAATGGTTTCCGGCGATAAATCAACATCCCGAGATAGTCGATAAATAATGATGTTCTTGAAAGTTAAATGGCTCACGATATTCTCCATCACTGATTTTCGGCAAAACGACTCCCTGCCAAGGCTCGGCAATATTTCGCAGAAAATAGGTTGATATTAATTGGCAGGGATACCACTTATCGCCTGCCATATTTCTCCACACACCAGGTAGCGCACCGGTACAGGGTTTTTATACTGTGCAATATGAAAAATTGAACTGCCCAGTGCGCTACCTGATGTGTAAAAAAGGGCGGCCAGCCTACGAACATTATCTTCACCTCCGAGGGTAGAAGCTCGGCGTGGCCGCCAAAGACTACACACAGCACTTACTTGGTTGTGACACCAGGGCGCGACTCCTGCTTATTTCCTGCCGCTCAGTTTTGGTATTGGCCGCCAGTTGCTGCGGCACAGCCGATTTACAGGTCTTTGCGTCGGCCGGCGCTGCAGTGCACTTGCACACATCACAACTGAAACGGCTTTATCTCCGGTTCTCTCGCCACGCTGTAAAACAGACCGCGTCCCCTAAAAGCCGTTTCAGTTGAGTGCTCCGTAACGTGGAGCGGACGGGCGATATTTAAGCCTCACGGGGCATTCTTTAACCGGGATTACGCCGTCAACCGGTTTCACTGCCGTGACAGGGAGGGTTACTTGCCGTTCGCCTTCTCCAAAACACACCGGCTGACGCCGGGCGGCCCGTTTCGAATCAAATTCTGTGCTGACCTTCCAGCCAGCATGGCGGGGATTGCAAGCGAACCGCTGAACTTACCCACTCGGCGGCAATCGCCATTTCGGATGCCGCCGCATAACCCCGAATGGCACTCTTCATTTTAAGGCTGACTGATGCGTTAACCGGGCGCCAACCGGAACTACGTGATGCTTTACGCCACCTTTCCCTCACTCCGTCGCCGGGGGAACTTGCCGTTTATCTGTCACATAATTCAGCCCTCCATCCGTTCGCCTGTTCTCGTTGTGGGGCAGGCTCCCCATGCTTATGTACCCATTGAAACCGTCATAGCCGAAGCTGATAGCAACAGGGGTTAAAAGACACTTCACATTGGGCTGCTCACTCATGAGTTAGGATCCTCCACCGCTCCCAGACTTAAGGGAAAGGGCGAGTGAGCATTCCAATGTGCGCCGGTCATCCGGCGACTGCCACCGCAATCAAAAAACCAACAGCCAACCAGAACGGGATACAAGCCACAACGCTATATACCACTGCCTTCCAACCCTTTGCGCTCATAATTGCCTCCGGTGTGACGCCTGTCTTTTCACCACTTCAGGCTCGGTGGTATCTTGGTGGTTCTCACACAACCAAGAAGGGAATTTCTGTATGTCATTCAGCGATATTGTTGAAAGTCACACTATTGATTTGGGCACATTGCTAGCACAACTTAAGGACTTACCGCTCGACACTCGCGTTTACTTCGGCGGACTAGATTTTTATCGAGTTAAGCAACAAGGCCCAAACCTGATACAAATCGAATTTAATCAGTCGGTATATCGCACTGATAAAGATCTCTTGGTGGTCGAAGACCATTCACGATAGCTGTTGCGTAAATTGCAGCCTTGCCTATCGAAACTGGCGCATAATTTTCTGTTTTTGCGCCATTTTTTATGCGTATAAAGTGAACCTTGTCGCTGAAAACCGCTACAGACCACTCTGAAACCAGCTTGCTGTCGTCATAACTGGTAATTTCAGCTTCAATCCGATCTTTCTGGATATCTATACCCATAGAGAAGCTATGGCCGGGGAAAAGGTTAACCTTTTCGCAGTCCGCAATTCTGCTCGCAGCCATTTCTCGGAAGGCTGCATCCAACTGGCTTTGCAGGTCTGCCAAACCTTCGCAATGTAAAGCTACAGCGTCGTTCCCAGTTTTATCAGCAGATTGGATGTAGCATCGCGCCAAGTTCGCTTTTGCTTCGATCAGCGCCCAAAACTGGATAGATGCTGCGTTGTTAACTGATTTATCCATCACCTAAACCCCTTACTGAGTATCTGGCTGTGTGCTGTTGTTGAAATCAATAATGCTACCTAAAGTAGAATAAATCAACTACTAAAAGTAGAAAATAGAGAGGGTTTTTGATGATGAATGGGTATGTCTATGATTTTAGGCACAAAAAAAACCGGACGATGCCGGTTTTAATGAGGATGCTTATCTAAGCGAAATCGTTAAATTTTAGAGGCAAGTGTTTGATTAATTTCCCAAATATATATAACTCATTCATTTCATTGGATTCTATATAAAAGGGCGGGTACTTGTCGTTGTCAGAAAGGACAGCCAGCTTGCGGCCCTTAACCTTTTGCAAACGCTTGACGAAGGTAGAATCTTCAAAGTTGAACACGTAAACACCGTCACCGTTGAAATGGTCGATTTTTGTGTCAATGAACAACAGATCTTTAGGGCAGAGAGTAGGCATCATGCTATCCCCATCAACGTTTATCAGCTGCACACCTTCAAGCGATTTCCTGCCAAATAATTCGTAAACTTTTGACTCTGGGAACTCAATGGAGCTAACGATTGCTGGAAATTCATTGTTTATATAACCATGTCCTGCTGATGCAAAAACCTCTAATTGGGTCAGTCTCACCTGGCTCCCCGATGGTTGTTTTGGTAGCTGTGCTACAGAGCCATACTCTAAATACGAAGCTGTCGTATCAAGAGTTTTGGCTAATTTTTCTAAAGTTGCAGTGCGTGGCTTAGCCGTGCCGAGTGTATACCGGCGCGCCATTTCGTAAGTAACACCTGCTTTTTTGGCAAGCTCAGTCACGCCGATGTCTTTTCCTTTCATCAAGGAAGACAAGCGTTCTGAGAAGCCTTTGTATTTATGATTTTCTACCATAGGTAGAAGATTACAGCCCAACCAAACAGTAGTCATTTCTATTTTGAGTAGTTGATTTATTCTACTTTAAGTAGCATTATTCCTGTGAGCAACTCACAGGAGTCCTAAATGACAACCCCCAACATCACCGAGCAAGCAGTCAAGGCTGCTGGACCTTCTCTTTCTGAGGTCGCTCGTCAATTCGGCTTTAAGTCACCACAGTCCGTGGCGAACTGGATTATCAATCAACAAGTTCCCTCCGAGCGAGTTATTCACCTCTGCGCTCTGGGTAATTGGCGCATCACCCCACACCAGTTGAGGCCGGATATCTATCCAAACCTGAATGATGGTTTGCCATCTAAAAAGAATAGTGAAACGACTGAGTGATTGTAACTACCAAAGGAAAACCAACATGGTAGAGCCAAATTTGAAAGAAGTAGTGAAGGGGATGTGCAAGGCAGTTGCTGGTGGCCGATCGGCCATGGCTGGCGCGCTGGGTATGTCCGAAACGGCGTTTAACAACAACCTTTACGAGAAGAACGGCTGTCGTTTCTTCGAGATCGGGGAACTGGAGGCAATGGAGGACATTTCGGACACGAACCTTCTGACCGAGTATTTTGCCCGGCGCCGCGGTTTGCTGGTGGTAGAAATCCCCGCGTTGGAAGAACTGGATCAGGTAGAGCTGTTTAGCAAAAGCATCCGCACCGCGGCGCACCGTGGTCATGTGGATCAGATCATTCAGGAGTCGCTGGCCGATGGAGTTATTGATGATAAAGAGGCCGCCGAGATCATGCGTTATCACCGCAAGCATTTGCAGGCGAGAGACGCTGAGGTTAGGGCGGTTCTGGCGCTATTTGGCAAGAAGGTCAAATGCCAGAAAGGTTGACGCCCAAAGTTGCAGCTCTGGGCGTCGGGGTGCGAATAAATCGTGTGTGGAGAAATAATCGCATGAGCAATTTAACCAGAAATTCAGTGGTGCCGCAAATCCGCTGCCGTGCAATGACTGGCGGTAAATCTGCGTCGCCGTTCCGGTATGAAGTAAATGTAATGGGTCGTTGGATTGCCAGCAACTACCAGTTTGCGTGTTGGGTGGTAGATAGCGGTCACTGGCTTGCCCGGAATCAGGAGGGTGTATGAACCAGTTAACCAACTCCGTATCGCCAACGATGAGCAGCCGAGAGATAGCCGCTTTGGTTCAGAGTAATCATTCGGATGTGAAACGCTCAGCAGAACGCCTCCATGCCGCTCATCTTTTAACCCAGCCGTTGGCTGAGTTCGAATTTCAGCATAATGGCAACACCTACACCGAGTACCGTTTCAACAAACGTGACTCTTTGGTTTTGGTTGCCCGTCTTTCCCCTCAATTCACTGCTGCGGTGGTCGATCGCTGGCAGGAGCTGGAAGAAGGGCGCACCCCGTTGGTACCTCAATCACTGCCTGAAGCATTACGCCTGGCTGCCGACATGGCAGAACAGAAAGCCGCCTTGGAACAGAAGGTGCAGGCCGATGCCCCGAAAGTGGCCTTTGTCGATCACTACGTTGACGCCAGCGGCGCCAAGAGCCTGCGTGAGACAGCCAAAATCCTGAACATGCCAGAGAAGGCGATGATTGACGCGCTGATCCGCGATCGGGTGTTGTTCCGCCAGTCCAATAACCTCCTTCCGCATTCGCAACGCCAGCGTGAGGGCTTGCTTACTGTGAAAACGGGCACTTCAGACCGTTCAGGCCACGCCTACACGCAAACACGCGTGACGCCCCGCGGCATCCAGTGGATCGCTGAGCGCTACGCCTCTGAGCTGATGGTGGGCTGATATGGCGAACTTACTTATTCAGGCCGGCAGCCACTACCGCGACCGCAATCACGCAGTGGTGCTGGTACACAGTACAGATCCGGAGCGTGAGACGGTTACATACAGCCCGGTAGGGCAAGAATGGGCAATCACCACAGCGATGATTATTTTCCGGTCACGATTTATCAGGTTTGACTTATGAGCACAAAATTATCCTCGTACGTGTGGGACGGCTGCGCGGCTGCGGGCATGAAATTGTCCATGGTTGCCATCATGGCGCGTCTTGCTGACTTTTCCTCTGATGAGGGGCTTTGCTGGCCGTCTGTCGGAACTATTGCCCGCCAGATCGGTGCCGGTGAAAGCACGGTTCGTACTGCGCTGGCCAAGCTGGAAAAGGATGGATGGATCACCCGCCAGCAACGCAGGAAAGGCAACCGCAATGCTTCCAACATGTACCAGTTGAATGTGGCGCAGCTTCGTGCCGCTGCTAATTATCACCCTCCAGAATCTGACACCTCAAAATCTGATGCGTCAAAAACTGACACCTCAAAATCCGACGGGTCAGAATCTGGCAAAACAGGGACTTTTGACCCGTCAGAATCTGGTGGGGATCCGTCAGTAAATTCAAAACATGATCCATCAGATAATAAAACCCTTTGTCAGCCTGCTGCGCAGACCGACGCTGAGGTTGAAATTACTGATCAGGCTAAACAGGTTCTTAAACACCTGAATCAGGTCACTGGCTCCCGTTACCAACCCGCCAAGGGAACGCTGGAGAATATCCGGGCCCGTCTGCGTGAACAGCATAGCGTGGCAGAGCTTTGCCTGGTGGCTGATTACAAGCAGGTTCACTGGGGAGCTACGGCCGCCATGGCAGAATTTTTGCGTCCGGCAACGTTGTACCAGCCAAGCAAATTCGAAGGTTACCTGCTGAGCGCCAGCAAGTGGGATAAATCCGGCCGGCCGGAGTGCGTTAATGGTAAGTGGCTCAAACCAGGGGAATCGGCAGATACCGGTGATCATACCGAACGCGATGCAGCATACCTGCGCTTCCTTGGCAGAAAACTACAGCTGAAAAGCCCGAGTGCGCTCGAGGAATTGGCCCGTGGTGAAGCGAGCAAAGCCGGAGTCCGTGCAATTCGTAATGCTGATTACTGCCTTTCGACGTGGAACCGGATCTGGGCTGATTGTGCTCAGCGCCTGAATGGAGGGAAAGCAGCATGAATTCCTATTGTGAAAACCTCGCAACTTTACGTGAACAACCATCCCATCAGTTGAAAGAGGTTGGCGATCAGTGGTGTACCCCTGATCCGCTGTTCTGGGGTATCAATGCAATGTTCGGCCCGCTGGTGCTGGATCTGTTCACCGACGGTGATAACAGTAAGTGCCCGGCATTCTACACGGCAGAAGATAATGCACTCACACAGGACTGGGCGGCCCGGCTGGTGGAACTACACGGCGCTGCTTTCGGAAATCCTCCATACTCACGCGCTCAGCAGCATGAGGGGCAATACGTCACCGGTATGCTGCACATCATGGCGCATACGATGGCTATGCGTGAACTGGGCGGCCGGTACGTTTTCCTGATTAAGGCCGCAACATCGGAAACCTGGTGGCCTGAGCAAGCTGACCATGTTGCTTTCATCCGCGGACGTGTTGGATTCGATGTGCCGAAATGGTTTGTTCCGGCAGATGAAAAGCAGGTGCCCGCCGGAGCATTCTTTGCTGGCGCAGTCGTTGTATTCGATAAAACGTGGAATGGCCCGGCCACCAGCTATATCAGCCGTGGCCAGTTAGAAGCCCAGGGGTCTGCATTTCTTGATCAGATCCGCCGCGAAGCAGCTCGTCTCGCTAAATCAGTGGTACCCGCGCCAGTGGAAGAAATCACCAATACCGTCTGGCCGAAAGAGGTCATTTTCCTGCTGCAGCAAGTTGAAGGCACTGACCTATTGGCTGATCACCTGCGCCAGAAGTTATGCCAGCACATCAACCGCCTGAAGCTGGAAGGCATGCAGGAACCCGAAATCGTTAACACCATTACTGCCTTATCAACCGCCATGGGAGCAACAGCATGAAAAATGAAATCATTGTCGATAATTTCGCTGGTGGCGGTGGTGCGAGCACGGGTATTGAAATGGCAATTGGGCGCAGTGTTGATATAGCGATAAATCACGACGAAAATGCCATTGCGATGCACGAAACCAATCACCCGGACACGTTGCACTACTGTGAGTCTGTATTCGATATTGACCCAGTAGCGGCGACGGGTGACCATCCTGTTGCGCTGGCATGGTTCAGTCCGGATTGCCGCCATTTCAGCAAAGCGAAGGGCAGTAAACCGGTCAAAAAAGAGATTCGTGGTCTGGCATGGATTGCGATCCGCTGGGCCCTGGCAAAGCGTCCGCGCGTGATGATGCTTGAAAACGTCGAAGAGTTTAAAACATGGGGCCCGTTACTGACCGCCGAAGACGGTACTGAACATCCGGATCCCGCGCTCGCAGGCGAAACCTTCGCTGCCTTCATTGGCATGCTGACAACCGGCATTTCTCCTGATCATCCGGCAGTGGCCGAGTGCTGTGAAGTGCTGAACATCGATGCGGGAAGCGATGACGTGCGTCGCCTGGTCGCCGGTCTTGGCTATGTTGTTGGCCACAAAGAATTGCGGGCATGTGACTACGGTGCACCGACAATCCGCCGCCGGTTCTTCATGGTGATGCGTTGTGACGGTCAACCGGTTGAATGGCCTACAGTCAGCCACGGTGACCCGAAATCACTGGACGTACAGAGCGGGAAGCTGGCTCCATACCGTACAGCCGCTGAGTGCATTGACTGGTCCATCCCGTGTCCGAGCATTTTCGAGCGCAAGCGCCCACTGGCAGAAAACACCCTGCGCCGCATAGCCCGTGGTATTCAACGCTTCGTGATCGAAAGCCCGAACCCATTCATCGTGAAGTGTAACCACACAAGCACAAAGACAACTTATAACTGCTTCCGTGGCCAGTCTTTGGACGAGCCTTTGCAGACGATCACTAAAACCCACGGCTATGCGCTGGTTACACCAATGATTGCTGGCGCGGGTGGTTCCGAATACCAGGCAAAACCGCGTAGCGCAGATCAGCCAATGCACACAATCCTGAAGCAGTCGCGGGCTGCATTGGTTGCTCCAATCATTGCACGGCAATTCGGCAACAGTGTTGGTCATCGTGTCGATGAACCCAATGGCACGATCACTGCCGGTGGCGGTGGCAAAAGCCAACTGGTGGCAACATTCCTGGCAAAACACTTTGGCGGCAATTACACCGGCCCCGGCGCTGATCTGGCTGAACCTGCGCACACGGTGACGACTGTCGACCACCATGCCCTGGTTACGTCAAACCTGATCAAATTCCGTGGTACCTGCAAAGATGGCCAGCCAGTGACGGAGCCTATGCCAACTATTACCGCCGGCGGTCTACATATTGGGGAGGTAAGAGCGTTCCTGCTGAAGTATTACGGCAACGAGAAAGAGGGGGTAAGCCTCACCGACCCATTGCATACCGTGACAACGAATGACCGTTTCGGCCTTGTCACTGTTGAAGGCATCGATTACCAGATCGTTGATATCGGCATGCGTATGTTGCAACCGCATGAGCTTTACGCCGCACAGGGATTCCCAGCATGGTACATCATCGATCAGGACTATCGGGGCAAGAAGTACGCCAAGGATAAGCAGGTAGCACGCTGCGGTAATGCAGTACCACCACCATTTGCCGAAGCACTTGTGCGTGCCAATCTGCCAGAGCTGTGCATTGAGCGCAAAGAGGTGGCCGCGTGAGGATGTTACTTACCCCTTACCTGCAGCGTGAACTGGGCGTGGTGCTACTGCGTCCAGGCAGTGACCTGCTGCATTATTTCAGTGGCCGTGCGCGGCTGCTGATCGCCAACGAAACTGACGAGTTGAAACCGCTGCCATCGGGCCTGCTTCCAGCAGTAGACCAGAGCCTGGCTGCTGACCCGCGCTTGTCATCGTTTTTCCAGCATGAGCGGGTTATAGACGCAGCTGGTGGTATTGCAGGCCTGAATGAATGGGTGCTTCGTGGTACCGGCTGCCAGTGGACTGATGCCAGTGATGATTACCACCACCACAATATTGATATCCTGGATTATGGCGGCCGCCCGATCCGTATGTGCTGGCACCATGAACACCGCCTGCGGGAACAAACCTTGCCAGCGTTGGATGCCCTGGCTGAACAGAACGTTGCGGACTGGGTTGTTTACCGCGCCCGCTCGCATTTCATGTTTGGTGAAGCCCACCAGTTGAGCCTGCCGGAGTTGTGCTGGTGGGCCGTACTGAAAGAGGTATCCGATTTATTGCCTGATGCGGTTGCTCGTTTCTCCCTGCGCCTTCCACCAGCCACCATCCCAACGGGAACGCGGAAAGAGGCGGATATTGTTTGGGAGAGGGCCCCACAGGCGATCATTAACGAGTACGTGGAGAAGGTTAAACCGGCATTGACCGTTGATATCGACCCCGAGCCACCAGCTGGTTTTATGCTGCGGCCAAAGCTGACCCGCTGGGAGTGCGAGAAATACACCCAATGGGTTAAGTCGCAGAAATGCTGCTGTGGTTGCAACCGACCGGCAGATGACCCACACCACATCATTGATCACGGGCTCGGCGGTACCGGCACCAAACCGCATGACATCTTCACTATCCCTATGACCAGAGAATGCCATGACAAGCTGCATGAGGATGTCGCTGCATGGGAAGCCACTCACGGCAGCCAGTTATTCCACCTGGTACGCACGCTGAACAAGGCATTCGGAATTGGGGCGATCAGCACGGCAAACAAACGCGGGGCAAAGCGATGAATCAACAATATTTGGAGTATGTCCGTGGTGCGGTGTCGCTTGCCTTGGCTGATATCCATGGGCAGAGCAAAGGCCAGTTGGCGGCATTTGAGGGCTCGGCGCTGGCCCGTACTACGCGTTTTAAGCGGCAAAGACTGCGCACAGTGGTGGTCGACAATCGGAAGGTATGCCCGGCGACAGATCCGATGCACTGTCCGGAGACGCGATCCAGAAAGAAACCATTCCCGCCGTTGGATGAAATGACATACTGCACCAGCTCTTGGCGCCGGGCGATTTCAGTTTTGGATACACATCAGGAAGCGTGGATTCGTTATTGTTATGGTGATTATAATTACCACAGTAAACAGTTGTTGGTGGTGCCCTATATCTGGGAACGGTTTTCAGAGCAGTGCTCGGCGCGTATCAGTAAAAAGGTCAAACTACGGTTGCAAAGCCTGACGATGCTGGCTGTGCAGGTTGTTGCCAGTGAGATAAAAGGGTTTCCGAAAGAATATACCTATACACGTTTGGCAGAGCTTTCTGGCGTCAATAAATCAACCTGGTCGGAAACCTACAGCGGACACTGGAATAAGCTGCTATCCCTTGTGGAAACACTGGATGCAGGATCATTACGATGGGCGGCGGAGAAAAGGATCGAATCACGTTCAAAACATTTAGCATCATAGTGCTTGCAAAACCGAACAAAGTAAGCCATATTTAAGGCTGATTTGATATTTTGCCAGTATTGCAAATGGCGCAAAACCTCGCTTCGGCGGGGTTTTTTGTTTATGAGTGTGAGTGGTGGTTGAGACTGGGTGGCTTCATCGTTAAAATTATACTTTGACCGCCATTAGCTCATCAGGATAGAGCAGAAGCTTTCTAAGCTCCTGGTGCGGGGTTCAAGTCCTCGATGGCGGACCAACGCGGCCATCGTATAATGGTATTACCTCAGCCTTTGAAGTTGATGATGTGGGTTCGATTCCTGCTGGCCGCGCCAGAACAACCGCATGAGCACTTACTTGTTTATAGGGAATGATGTCGGGTCAAACTCAGGGGTGAGTGTTCAGTCGGATGTTCTGGCCTACAATAATTTTGGTACATCAGAAGGGAGCATTTAGTTTTGATACGCACTATCGAACCCTTTGGTGGGGAGTTTCTAAGTGCGCCCCTCGGTGTGAAGTGACAGTCGGGAAAGACCGGCAACCATTCAAGCCCTGGCCTAATCGCCGTGGCTTTCCGTTTTTGGGCTGCGCAAATGCGTGGCCTTTATTTTTCCTAACGAAATATTACAGGTGAGATTATGCTGATCCCCTCTCAACACTTTCTGGAGAAAGGCATGAACGTAACCATTAATGACATTTGGGAAAAGAGAGCTGAGCTTGAGCAGAAGAAAGCGCTGCGGAAGCACAGGCTGCAATCTGATGCGGTCAGCCTCGTTGAGGAGCTAAAAAGCTCACTTGGGGTTAGCGATGGCAATAATAAGACTGCTGACATTAATGGCGTCCCGCTGCCATATGTTCGCACCTATGTTGTCAACTCGCAGCGAAACCTTGAAGAGCGCCCAGTTCAAGCTGTCCAGCTAAATAACAATCATCAGATATGCTTTGTGGTTGGCGTACTGGCTGGCAACGACGAGCCTGGTGGAACCTGGGTGAACATTGAAGTAGAAATGTGGTATGAAACGCCAACTGAGTTGATAGTAAATTTACCAGGGTACAAGCCTAAGCATCTGAAGGTTACTGGGCAAAATGTCGGCGGTAAATTTTATGAATCTGCAGCATTAATTAAACAGACCTGCATAGAAAAGTTGTCAGACTCACGACTAGATTAAATAAAACCTGCTATTAAAGGCTGTCCTCGGGTGGCCTTTTTGCATTTCAGCCCCAGCCAACATCCGACACACACCTAGCACACCCCGTATCGCCGACTCGTTTACGGCTGGTGGCTGAACTTTGTTAGTTGGTTTTATTGGAAATATTTTCTTACACTCACTTTATTTATGCCAATTTTGTGTTAATTTTTCTCTAAAGGAAATTGACAAATTAAGGGTATAACGTGTTATCGAATCTTGACAGATGGGTTTCATTTTTTGATTTTTCTTTTTCACCAACGCACCCAGCAGCTCCTGATATACCCGTAAATGAAGTGTTACTAAGACTAAAGAATCTTGTAGATCAGGGCGATGCAGTAAAGCTGTACAATAACAGAACTAGAGCTGTCCGCATTTCAGAAATGACCTATGCTGATGGCGATCCTCATGCTGTAATGTTAGTTCAACTCTGCGATCAGAACGGGTCTGACCCTGTTTTTGGGGAGTTAGCAACAGGGGCGTTAAGGCTCGAGCCAAAGCTCGCAGGTGAGGGGATAGCCGTATCTAGCCATATAGTCATATCAACCTCGGTGGTTCCTTTCACAGCAGACCATTTTAAGACTCTAGTTGAGTCAGTGCCGGGTATCAGTAAGTCGATACTCGAACCGTTCCTAAACGCTCTACTTAAGGATGCTTTTGATGGGCAGGAATTTCAAAATCCGGCAACAAAAGCTAAATGTAAGCACCGTCCTAAATTGGCTATTGTTTCCCATGGGTCCCAGACTTTAATGGACGCGCTTCAGGGGGCCAAGCTTCACAACGTCAAGCTGGTTAGCACTAAGAAGATGGGTGGGATGGATAAGACCTCCTATACCGAACTAGCGGAAAGGTCTGTGAGATACAAAATCGTGAAACAGCCGCCGACGAAGTACAAAGAAAAACTTTTAAGAATCCTCAGAAAGAAAGGCCAGCAGTCTGGGTATACTAAGGTATCAATCAGTTATTCTAAGGATGGGAAGCAGGCCAGCCTTGATCTTGATCGGAATGAGGATGCTGCTACCAAGCTCTTCACCAAGAGCGAGAAGGTCATTCTTGCTGGTGGGATAAATCAATGCGAGAGCGCCATACATCAGCAGCTTTCTGCAAGCATGGTAGGGCTTTTATAGATGAGGTTTCGGAATGAAACTGTTTTCACCATTGGGTTATTTGCGTATCAAACATGAAGAGAAAAAATGGTACGATTATATAATCCCATTTATTGGTAGTGTAATAATAACTATTGTTTATTATTTTTCTAGCAATAAAATTCCACTAATTGGCAATGGTGGACTACTATCTCAGGTCAACGGGCTGTTACAAGTGTTGATCGGTTTTTATATAGCTGCGTTAGCCGCCGTATCTACCTTCTCTAACGCAACAATAGATGAAGTGATGTCTGGAGACCCTCCAACTTTGATAGAGAAGTTCAGGGGGAAAAAGTTAAAGGTTACTCTTACAAGAAGACGGTTTGTTTGCTATCTATTTGGATATTTGGCATTAACCAGCTTTGTGCTTTTTTGCATCGGCCTGGTTTCCCTGCTTATAGGGAAGACGCTTTCAATATGGTTGCTTGCCACAACATCAATTCAAGTGTTGATGGTGCTAAAAACAGTATTCTTCTTCTTTTACTCTTTGATTTTGCTTAATGTTATAACAACAACCTTGTTGGGGTTATATTTCCTCTCAGTACGGTTCCATCAGTCATCTCTTTAGCCTACAGCTAAGATATCAAGAACATTAGGCCCGCTCTACGCGGGCCTTTTCTTTTACTACAGCACAGCCCGATAACCGGGAGGTGGAGTCATGAAAATGCACCCAGACAATCCAAACCTGCCGTACTGGTGGTCGGCACTGCTCGGCTTCTTTTCGTTGCTGTCGCTGCAGGATTACATATTCATCATTGGCGCACTGATATCGGCCTTCTTCACGATCAAGACGTACTACGCCAAGCGGAAAGAAGAGCGTGAACGCCTGACAGAAGAACGGCGCCGCACGCAAATTATGCAGGACTATCTACACGGGGTGTCGGTCAAACCTGAAGGGGAACGTCCGGCGGCGGTTGAGGTAGTGGCGGAAGCAATGCGCAGAGCTGAGGGTTGATATGGCGATAAGCAAATCTAAACTCAGCGCCGCGATGCTGGCGTTGATTACTGCAGGTGCCTCTGCTCCAGTGATGATGGCTCAGTTTCAGGAAGAGAAAGAAGGGCAGCGGAATATAGCGTATCAGGATGCAGGCGGCATCTGGACTATCTGCGGCGGTGTGACAGTGGTCAACGGCCAAAAAGTCACGAAGGGTATGCGGATGTCTGCCGAACAGTGCAAACGGATTGATGCGGCCGAGCAGAAAAAAGCGCTCGACTGGGTAGACCGCAACGTTAAGGTAACGCTGACCGCACCGCAGAAGGTTGGGATCGCCTCGTTCTGCCCCTGGAACATTGGGCCGGCAAAATGCTTCACCTCCACGTTTTACAAAAAGCTGAATGCTGGTGACCGGCCTGGTGCATGCCGCGAAATCAGGCGCTGGATTTATGACGGCGGCCGGGATTGCCGGATCCGCTCAAATAACTGTTTCGGCCAGGTGGCGCGACGGGATCAGGAAGCTGAGTTGGCCTGCTGGGAGCTGGATAAATGAACAGACTAACAGTGGCCATTGGTGCTGCGTTGCTGCTCATCTTCATTTCGCTGGCATGGCTGGCATTTCATTTCCATGGTACCATCATCGCTGACGCAACCGGTGCTGGCGCCACTGCCTCCGGCACCCTGACATATTGTCAGGCGGTGCTGTGGATTGATCCGCTACTGGCGGCACTCGACAAGGCGAATAACCAACTGTTGGCGATACGCCAGCTCGACGAAGAGAGAAAGCGATGAGCAAGATTGTACTGACCCAAGAGCAGATTAAAGAACTGGCGCGTTTCGCAGTAGAAGATGGCCAGCCGTCCTACACCATTACCACCGGCACCATTCCAGCATTTGAGGCTGACGACGGCGAACTGGTACCGGAATACAACGGTCTGATCGCGTATTCGGAATCGGAAGAGCACGGCGTTCTGCAGTTGGCCTGATTAAGTGGCAGCGAGATAACAAAGGTAAAGACGATGGACGATGATGATCGTAAAGACCTACAGCTGTGGTTCGGGCTGTCATATTCCTCATTCTGCGTAATGCCCCGAGTGTTTATGGAGGCTATGCCCGCAGAGTGGCAGGAAAAGATGGCTCAATTGTTGTTCGAGTATGATGACCGCATAGATCAGCGTGCGTGCGGTGTGCATAGTTGTTTTGTCACGGTAAAGAATGCTGACAACCGATTTATGAAGATGCCGGAGGAGCTGTTGAATTACCGGCATCCGCGCCAAGAGTTTATTCAAAGTTTCCTGCGTGAGCCTACATAGCATTACAGATGGTCTTTACGAGGGCCATCGATAATGCACAATAACCAAAGCCATCACCCTGCACCTACCGCGCACCCAGCGCATCGGCAGGTTGGAGGCTTTTTTATAAGGTGGGTAGCATGGCAGGTTTAAAAGAGCTGTCGGCTCAACTCCAGAGCGTGCGCAAGCAAATCCCATTTGCCACAGCGCAGGCACTAACAAGCGTGGCCAGAAAAATAGAAGCTGCGGAGAAAACTGCATTTAAGCGTCATTTGGAGAATCCCACTCCGTTTACGGTCAATTCGGTGAGATCGTTCGGTGCCCGAAAAAGCAACCTGAAGGCCAAGGTGTTCGTGATGGATACTGCCGCCAGCTATCTTGAACCGTTCGAATTCGGCGGTCAGCATAAGCTGAACAGCCAGGCGTTGCTGAATCCCAAGAACATCAAACTGAACAAATACGGCAACCTGACGCGCAACAAGATGACGCAGTTGAAGGCAAAATCGGATGTGTTCATTGGCGATCTTGATGGCACCAACGGGGTCTGGCAGCGGCGCAAGGCCAAGAAAGGAAAGAAGGGTAAGAAGCGGCGCAAGCGTTCAGCCAATGGCACACGACAGCCACGGATGAAGATGCCGGCACCGAAGCTGCTGATCCAGTTCGGTGACGCGCTACCCGTTAAGCCGACGCTGGGTTACTTCGATCGGGCGCAGGCGATGGCCAACGCATTAATGCCTACCGAGCTGAGCCGGGCGATGGCCGAGGCAATGAGAACAGCCAAGTGATATCAGGATTCAATCATGGGAATGAAAGCGCCAGCGGCACCTCGGGGCTTCCAGAAAAAAATGGGTCCTTCCCAGCACTTTTGTAAAGCACGGGCATTGCGCGCCGCGTTCTGCGCCTAGCTATCAACTTTTGAAATTTGGGTAACAGGTAACACGGAGGTAACAGATGAACCAGTCCGATTTTGCCAAACTTCACGGCGTCAGCCGAAAGACGGTAACGAGCTGGAAGGCCCGTGGTTGGCTGGTTCTGGCCGGAGACGACATTGATGTTGAAGCGTCAAACGCCAACATAGAGCGATTCCGAAAAACTGTTACCCGACCGGAAAAAAAAGCAGCAGGTAACAAACAGGGTAACAAAACAGGTAACAGATCCTCGGGTAACAAGTCAGGTAACAAAAACGATAAGGATCTTCCCGAATCAGCGACGAAAACCGTCGAGCGGATGATCGCCGAGCACGGCGTGACGATGACGCTTGATGAAGCACGCCAAATGAAAGAAAACTTCCTCGCGTTGCTTACCCAGCTCGAGTACGACATTAAATCCGGGCAGGTGCTGCCGTACAAAGACATGATTGAGGCGGTAGGTAATGAATACGCCCGCATGCGCACCCGTCTCATTGCGATTGCTCCTGAACATGGCCCCCGGTTGCGGGTGCTGGCTTCTACCACCAACGACGCGGAGTTTGTCCAGGCACTGCAGGAGGTGGTTTACGAGGCGATGGAGGAATTGAGCCTTGATGCAGATAACAACCGAGGAGAGAGCTAACGCTGCAGCCTGGCAGAATTTCACCGGGGAGTTGCGCCAACGTCGCTCCGATGTTCGCCCCCCAGAGCCGCTTTCACTGAGTGAATGGGCTAACAAATACGCAGTGCTCTCGAAAGAAACCAGTGCGCAAACGGGCCGATTCCGCTCTTTCGCCTATCAGGATGGCATGATGGATGCCATTACCGATCCGGTGGTGACGCAGATTTCTGTAATGAAGTCGGCGCGTGTCGGCTACACCAAGATCCTTGATCACGTTGTCGGCTATTACCTGGCGCATGACCCGTCGCCGATCCTCATCGTTCAGCCGCGTGTTGAAGATGCCGAGGACTACAGTAAAACCGAGATCGCGCCGATGTTGCGTGATACCCCGGTGCTGGCGGAAATATGCGGTGATCCGAAGGCCAAGGACAGTAACCAGACCATCCTCAAAAAGACATTTGCCAACGGCGCCAACCTGACGCTGGTGGGGGCAAATAGCCCTGGCGGCTTTCGGCGTATCACCTGCCGCATCATTCTTTTTGACGAAGTTGACGGTTATCCGGCCGGAGGTGCTGGTGTGGAGGGCGATCAGATCGCACTGGGTATCAAACGCTCAGAAACATTCTGGAACCGCAAGATTGCCCTGGGCTCAACGCCGACGGTCAAAGGGACCAGCCGCATTGAAAAGGCATATGAGGAGAGCGATCAACGTCGCTATTACGTGCCATGCCCGCATTGTGGTGAACATCAGGTATTGGAATGGGGCGGCCCTGAAACCCCTTACGGCATCAAATGGGACAAGGATGAGCATGGCGAGGGAATACCTGAAACGGCTTATTACGTGTGCCGTCACAATGGATGCGTGATCCACCATAACGAAAAATCCTCAATGGTGAAGCGTGGTGAATGGCGGGCAAGCAAGCCGTTTAAAGGTCATGCAGGCTTCCACATCTGGGCGGGGTACAGCCTGTTCCCCAATGCCGCATGGAAATACCTGGTTGCCGAGTGGTTGAGGGTTAAAAATGATCCGCTGATGCGGCAGACATTCATTAACCTGGTGTTGGGTGAACCGTATGAAGATCGCGGTGAGAAAGCGCTGAGTGAAAAACGGTTGCTGGAACGGTGTGAAGTTTATGGCGCCGAGGTGGCTGACCACGTTGCGGTGCTGACGGCCGGTATTGATACCCAGGATGGACGCTTTGAAATTGAAGTCACTGGTTGGGGGAAAAATGAGGAAAGCTGGTCTATCGCCTATGACGTTATTGAAGGTGATCTGGAAACCAATGAGCCATGGCAGCGACTGGATGCTTATCTAAAACAGATTTGGCGGCGTGCTGATGGGCGAGGGTTCACCATCATGGCGGCTTGCATGGACTCTGGTGGGCACCATACCCAAAAGGTGTATGAGTTCGCCAAAGAGCGTCTTGGGCGCCGCATTTGGGCGATCAAGGGGGAGTCAGCGCGCGGCGGTAAACGCTCGCCAGTTTGGCCGACTAAAAAACCCACATCCAAATCGAAAGCCAGTTTCAAGCCAATCATCATCGGTGTGAATGCAGCTAAGGATACCATTCGCGGGCGTTTGCATATTGAGGCACCAGCTCCGGGGGAACCGGCGGCCAGTTATATGCATTTCCCTGCCGATCGTGATTTGAACTACTTCAGCCAACTATTAGCGGAGCGCTCTGTTCTCAAAGTCTCTGGTGGCCAGCGTTTTCGCGTTTGGGAACAAATACCGGGGCGGGCTAACGAAGCGCTGGACTGCCGGGTATACAGCTACGCAGCGTTGTGCGGGTTGTTTTATCTCGGGCTGAAACTGAATAAATTGGCAGACAATATTTCAGTGAATCCTGAACGTCTATTACCGGCGCCGCAGCAACCGGAAGAAAAACCAAACCTTCGTCTGCCTGGTGTCATCATAGAAGAGCCGGAAAAACCGAAGCGTAAACGCCTGTCACAACTTTTGCCCTCTTAAGGATCCCTATGTTTAACCGTAACACTAGCCTGCTGGCAGGTGCGATGACGCCTGCGCAATTGCAGGACGCATTGGCTAAGGCGCAGCAGGCATATATTGACCTTGCTGCCGGGTCCCGTGGTGTCTCGTTTTCGTATACCCAGGGAGATGGCACGCGTTCTGTTTCCTACCAGCAATCCTCACTGGCTGATTTGATGGCGCTGATCCAGTTGCTGCAGGCTCAGTTAGGTATTGTTCTCCGCCCACGTAGGCCGATGAGGTTTAGATTCTGATGAATGACATCAAGATTTTAGGCCCAAACGGGCAACCGCTACCGCCATCAAGATCAAGAGCGTCCATGCTGGTGGGCGGAAGTCGGGTTCCCTACGATGCGGCGGATTCGTTCAGTGACCAGCTTGCAAACTGGCAGCCGACGCTGTGGTCACCTGACAATGAGATTAATATTTACCGCGATCGCATTGTCTCCCGCGTTCGGGATTTGGCCCGCAATGATGGCTGGGCAAGCGGGAGCATTACCCGGGTGCTTGATAACGCCGTTGGTGCGAACTTTCGCCCTATCCTTAAGCCTGATTATAGGATGCTGGCTCTGATGACTGGCAATAGTGCATTTGATTCAACCTGGGCTGATGAATATGGCAAGGTGGTTGAAGCGCACTGGCGGTCATGGGCTAACGATCCGGGACGTTTCTGCGATGTGGAGCGAAAGCAAACTGTGTCGCAAATGCTGCGGTTGGGTTTCCGCCATAAGCTTTTGGACGGCGATGCGCTGGCTGTACTTCAATACCGCCCTGATCGGCTAGGCCCTGGGCGTGGGCGATATGCCACTACGGTGCAGATTGTTGACCCAGATCGTTTGAGCAACCCGCAACAAAATTTCGATATGCCTAACATCCGAGGGGGTGTCGAAATTGATAGCGATGGCGCGCCAGTGGCGTATCACATCCGTGAGGCGCATATCGGTGACTGGTGGAGCGGTGCCAAAACGATGATATGGAACCGAATCCCACGGGAAACTGACTGGGGCCGACCGCACGTAGTGCATGACTATGACCATGAGCGTGGAGCTCAACACCGCGGAAATGGGATGCTAACACCGGTGGTTCAGCGCCTGAAAATGCTAATCAAGTATGACCAGTCGGAACTAGAAGCCGCTATTTTGAATGCAGTCTTCGGTGCTTATATTACTTCACCGTATGATCCGCAGATGGTTGAAGCGGCAATGGGTGAGACTTTCGATGATAGCAGTCTTGGTGTGTATCAAGACAGTCGCGTCAGCTTCCATAAGGATAATCGCATATCGCTGCAAAATGGAGCGAGAATGCCCATTATGCATCCTGGAGAAAAAGTTGAAACGGTGAATGCCGCACGACCACACAGCAACTTTGAAGTGTTTGAAAGTGCAGCTTTGAGAAATATCGCCGCGGCTACCGGGCTGTCCACTCAGCAGGTGACGCAGGACTGGTCAGACGTTAACTACAGCTCCGCACGCTCTGCGATGCTGGAGGCATGGAAAACACTGACCCGTCGGCGTGATGATTTTTCTGTCGGGTTTGCTCAGCCGATCCTGTCCGCTTTTATTGAAGAAATCCACGACACGGAAGATTTACCGCTGCCAAACGGTGCTCCGCATTTTCTGGACGCCAGGGCGGCTTATTGCCGTGCTCGCTGGATGGGACCAGGACGTGGATGGGTGGACCCGGTAGCAGAGAAGAAAGGCGCCATTCTTGGTATGGATGCCGGCCTTTCAACGCTGGAAATGGAAGCGGCGGAAAACGCCGGTGAAGACTGGGAAGAAATGCTCGACCAACGAGAGCGTGAAATTGCCGCATTCAAAGAGCGTGGGCTCCCGCTGCCGAGTTGGGCACAGGCCGAAATCTTCGCACCAGCAACGATAAAAGACCCGGAGGCAGAGTGAATTTACCGCATCTGGCGCAAAGGCTGTTTAATACGCCTCTGGCGCTGCACCCGCAAAAAGCCGAAGTCGTCATGGCTGCCATGATGGACCGCTTCGGGATAACACGTATCAATACCCTGGCCTCTGACTGGTTGGGAGAAGACGATAGTTTTACCCGTAAAGCACGCAAACAGGATGCGGGCTATGACGTGGTTGGAGGTATTGCAGTTATCCCTGTTCAGGGGACGTTAGTCCAGAAACTTGGCGCGTTGCGCCCCTACAGCGGCATGACCGGGTATGACGGAATCCGGCAATCATTTCTTACAGCAATGAATGATCCAGAGGTGAGCGGCATCTGTCTGGATATCGACTCACCAGGAGGGGAGGTTGCTGGATGTTTTGACCTGGTAGACGAGATTTATCATGCCCGTGGCTCAAAACCAATCCACTCCATCCTGACAGAGAATGCCTATTCCGCGGCGTACGCGATTGCCAGCGCTGCTGACCGTATCCACGTTCCGCGCACCGGCGGTGTCGGGTCTATTGGTGTCATCGTTATTCACTGTGACTGGTCACAGCGAATTAAAGAAGACGGCCTGGCGGTGACCATCATCACTTATGGCGACCGCAAGGCTGAAAGCAATCCTTACGTCAAACTGTCCGATCAGGCACGCGCCGCGATTCAGGATGATGTGGATACGATGGGTAGGCTTTTTGTCAGCACAGTAGCCCGAAATCGGGGGATCGCTGAGAAAACTATCCGTAATACCCAGGCTGCCTGTTTCCTGGCGGCTGATGGCGTACAACTGGGGCTGGCTGACGCAGTCATGACCCCTGACGCCGCATTCCGAAAATTATTCACCGAAGCAGGAGCTTAACGTATGTCTTACTCAAAGTTTGCCCACCTGATGGGTTTTAAGAAAAAAGCCTCAGAAGATGAGGACGATGACAAAGAGAAAGGTAAAAAGGCGAAATCCCGTCGCGCGGAAGAAGAGCGCGATGACGAGGAGAACGCGGAAGAGGAAGATGATCGCGAAGACATGGAAGATGATGACAGTAATCCTGATGCCGAAGAGGACGATGACGACGACAAAGAACAGGGAAAAAAGGCGAAGTCTCGTCGTGCGGAAGAAGACGATGATGATGAAGAGAACGACGAAAGCCGCGATGTGAAAAAAGGTCGCCGGGCTGAGCGTAAACGTTGTGCTGCAATCTTTGGCAGTAAGCACGCAGCCGGCCGTCCTGATATGGCGGCTCTCCGACGCTTTCGAAATCACGCCATGAGGTCAGGGCAAGCGGGCGAAACAAATGCCAGGACTTGGTGGACTGTTCAGCAGAATGGCCCAATAACGTCATCAGCCAGGCTAACGCACTGCAAATAGCTCAGCGCTTGGCGACGCCCTACGGCATAAAGGTTGCCTCTGACGTGACCGATCTGGTGACGGTGCCGCAATTCACGTTGAACTGGGGCGAGTCGTCGCAAGAAATCATCGACAGGATCAGCCGTTGGGCGGCATTACTCTATTACGACACTCCGGATGGTGATCTCCGGTTAACCCGGGTAGGAACCCGTAAGGCCGCCAGCGGAGTGGCACAGGGTGAAAACATCGAAAGCGCCTCGCTGATGGACTCAATGGACGAGCGGTTCTCCGACTATGTCGGCGTATCGATGTCGATGACGCCCGCGATGGAGTTTTCGCCTGACAGTGGGTATTCCGCGGTAACACTGGCGAAAGCGCAGGATCCTGAAGCGGCAAAAATGCGTTATCGCAACCGGATCATCATTGTTGAAAGCACGATGAACTCTCATGGCCAGGCACAAAGCTGCATCGATTGGGAAATGAACCGACGCTATGGCCGATCAAGGCAGCTGCAGGTGACGGTGGATAGCTGGCGGGACAAAAACGGCAAGCTGTGGGAACCCAATACCCTCATCCCAATCAATATCCCTGAGTTTGGACTCCCTGATGAGCAGTGGCTTCTCTCTGAAGTTACCTATATCCGTAATGGATGGGAAGGGACGACGGCGCGGATGGTGCTCATGCCGCCTGAGGCGTTCGTGGTTCAACCTTATCAATTTTACAGCCAGGTGCAGGAGCTTAATGGATGAGTGGCGATATTTTGAGACAGCTCGGCCGCCGCGTTTCCATGATGCTCGGCATTGGACGGATCACCGCACACGGTGACGCAGGCGGCATTCAAAAGCTTCAGTATCAGACGCCTCTGGAAGTGCGTGGCGGAACACCACGGATGGCGGAATTTGGCTTTTCTTCAGGTCTGCCGGTGGGTACCGATGTTGTGATCGCCTATCTGGGCGGGGACCGCTCCAGCGCCGTGATTGTGGCCAGCAACAACCAGCAATATCGGCATTCCGATTTAAAGCCCGGCGAAGCGGTCATTTACAACCAGTGGGGCATGTTTATAAAACTGACTGAGAACGGCATTGAAGTTGAAGCCAAAGGCCAGCCGGTGACTGTCAGCAACGCAACAACGGTAACGGTCACAGCAACAGAGAAAATTCGGCTTGATACGCCACGCCTTGAAGTGACAGGTGACGTCATTGACAACTGCGACAACAATGCAGCCACGCTGAAACAACTGCGTGATGGGCATAATGATCATGATCACATCGTGAAAAACGTGCAGAGCGGCAACGATGAGAAAACCAGCGAGAAACCCGGGGAGCCCGTTGAATGAGTGATATCAGTTCTTTCTGGGACGTCGAACGCCTGGCGGCAGATTGGCGAGAGGGCCGCGGTGACTTGATCAACGGCGACGATCTGCAGACTGCAATCATTATCAGCCTGTTTACCGATCGGGTGGCTCGCGATGATGACGATATTGATGGTGATGATCGCCGGGGTTGGTGGGGTGATGCCGACGAGGAAAATAATATTGGTTCCCGCCTGTGGTTGCTGAGACGGCAGAAACTGACCCAGGTGGTCGCGCAAAAGGCTGAAGATTATTCCCGGGAGGCCCTGCATTGGCTTGTGACGGAAGGCGTGGTGTCATCGTTTTCTGTCGCTACTCAGATCGTTTATCCCCGCCGACTGAACATGGTGATCCGCTATCAAAGGCCGGGGAATGGTAACGATACGGATATGCGCTTTTTTTGGGTTTGGGAGCAATAAATTATGCCATTCAAGCGGCCTACATTAACCGAGCTGCGTGATAAGAACCGCACACAGCTTCAATCAGAGCTCAGAAACACCGGCGCGTTATTGCGTTATTCCAATATGCGGGTGCTGGCCGACGCCGATGCCGGCCTGGCGCACCTGCATTACGGCTATCTGGATTACATCGCGCTGCAGGCGACACCTTTTAATTCCACCGATGAATGGCTGGCGGGATGGGCAGGGCTGAAAAGCGTTTACCAGAACGCCGCCAATCCGGCAGCTACGCCATCCTATAAATTTAGTGGGACGCCAGGGGCACCCGTTGGGAAAGGTGCAGTGTTGCGCCGTGGCGATGGCTATCGCTACAGTCTTATCGATGCCGTGACGATCGGCCCCGATGGCACAGGTTATGGAAAACTAACCGCAATCTTGCCTGATATTATTGATGCACCTACAGGCGGCGGTATTGACGGTAATGCTGATGCCGGAACGTCATTGACGCTCGATATCTCATTGCCCGGCATCGACGCCAGTGGAGTAATGATCGAACCCGCGACCGGCGGAGCCGATATTGAAACGCAGGAAAGTTTGCGCGCCCGCATGCTGCTGGCATACCAAAACCCACCGCAAGGCGGCAGTGATACAGATTATGAGCAATGGACGTTGGCTGTGCCTGGCGTCACGCGTTGTTGGGTCAAACGGAGGCTTATGGGCGCTGGCTCCGTTGGGGTGTACATCATGTGCGATGGCAACGATGAAACCAATCACGGTTTCCCGGTCGGTACTGATGGCATTTCCCAACTGGATGACTGGGGCGCACAGAAAGCCACCGGGGATCAAGGGCGCGTGGCTGATTACATCTACCCGCGCGCGCCAGTCACTGCTCTGGTTTATGTATGCTCACCTGTACCGAAGACAGTTGATTTTGAAATCAGTGGGATCAGTCATGTTGGCAGCGACATTACAGCTGCCATCGCCAAGGCCATCGACAATGTTTTTTTTGAAGGTGGAACGCCGGTCGGAAATGGGAGGATTTTCCTCTCAGATCTGAACAGGGCGATAGGAGATATAGACGGCACGGCGGGCTTCATTCTTGTATCGCCAGCAACAAATATCGATCTTGCTGTGGGGGAGTTGCCGGTACGCGGTGAGGTGAACTACACATGAGCCAGTTTACCGCAGAAAATTATCAGCAGGCACTACAGGCGCTCATACCTACAGGATTAGCGTGGCCACGTGATACGGGAAGTGTTCAGGCCGCGGTGCTTCGCGCACTGGCCGCCGGGTTCCAACGCAGCGACAACGACGCGATTGCTCTTTTGGTTGGGGCTTTTCCAGAAACTGCCACGATTTTGCTGACTGAGTGGGAAAAAACACTTGGCTTACCGGATGATTGCTCGATCGGTGAGGTAGACACTATTGCAAAGCGTCAGGCTGCAGTGGTTTCAAAATTTATCAGTACTGGCGGACAATCACGCACCTACTTTATCAGTATCGCCAAAGCCCTCGGGTACAACATCACGATCAAGGAATACCGCCAGGCACGTGCGGGGCTTTCTGTCTGCGGTGATGGGCTCAATGGAGATGACTGGCCATTTGCCTGGTTGGTTGAGGCTGAGGAAACCACGATTACTTACGCGCGCGCGGGGATGAGCTACTGCGGTGATCCGCTGCGTTCCTGGGGAAATCGGCAGCTTGAATGCCGCATGAATGCCCTGGCGCCGTCGCACACCATCGTGAAGTTCGGTTACATCAATTTCGGTTTTAACGATGAAGGTGTTTATAACGTAACACCAGAGTTTGCCGAAATATTCGATATAGCCTCAGGCAATATTTAAAACCCATTTAATAAACAATATTAATCGTTTCATTAGCGAGGATTTGTCATGCAAAAAGTTGGCAGTGTTACAGAAACAGCAGACCAAAATGCAGAGTTTACTAATGGTAATGTGGCCCAAGGGGTGCCGCCGACTATCCTTGAGTCCACTATTTTTAATACGTGGCAAAGGGAAATGGTAAATATTGTTGAAAGTGCGGGGATCGATCTTAACCCTCAAGATGATGGTCAAATTTTAAAGGCAATAAAACAAATAGTAGGTATCGGTAGATTATTGGGGCAAAAAGTTTTCACCAATAGTGGGGTTTATATTCCTGACCCCATGGCAAAAAAAATCCGAATTACCATTGTTGGAGGTGGAGGCGGTGCGGGGGGGTGTCAAGCTTCCGCGAGCAATGAAACGTATTTCGGTGCGGGTGGTGGTGCGGGTGCGACTATTATCTCGATGTTTACCTTAACAGGTGCAGTGAATTACCCCGTGGTCATTGGCTCGGGAGGTACTGGTGGCACGGCGGCTTCCAATGGTTCGAATGGCGGAACCTCTGCTTTTTCCACAGTTCTGGCGGCACCTGGTGGTGAGGGGGGCGGAAAATCAGGTGTGTCAAACACTAACGGTGGTAGAGGTGGTGTCGCAACGAATGGCGATATTCGCATTGACGGTGGGTATGGTGGGGATGGGCAATCAGGTCTCATTGCTGTAACCGGTCAGGGCGGATCGTCTTACTTTGGTGGGGGTGGGCGCGCTGGAGCTGGTGGTGGGATTTCTGGTTCTGCTCCGGGGACTGGTGGTGGTGGTGCATATGATAGTGGTTATTCAGGTATTGCAATGAAGGGCGGGGATGGCGCACCTGGGATAGTAATTATTGAAGAGTTCTCATAAGGTGATATATGTCGCAACGATATGATACTGGAAATCCACGTCCTTCTAACAGTATGAAGGACCTAAATGACAATGCTCTTGCTTACGATGATTTTCTGAATGGTGAACAAGAGGTTGCATATGATCGATTCCAAAAGCCGTTTCCAACTGTGCGAAAGCAGGTTTCAGAGCGAATAAATGAAATTATTGGTGCCCAGCAAGATGCTGAGGTTTATGCGAAAGACGCAAAACAGAGTGCAGAAGACGCTCAGAACATCGCAGACGCCAACACTTACTACATCACACCGTCAGACCCTGACGGGACGATTGCCGGATTGGCAGGAACGCCGAACGGGAAATCGTTTCGTGTAGGACAAGGAGCAGGGAGCGATACAGCATTTATCTACTATGTAAATAATAACGGAGTGGCTAAAGTTATAGCCAAGACCGGCGGGGCTTTCAGCAATAGTTATCAAGAAGCGACTAGTGTTTCTGGAACAGTAAATGAAATTCAGTTAACTATTCCTGGGTTAATCGCACCAGGTACTGCGATATCTTTTACAGCATCTCAGACCAATACTGGCCCAGTGAATGCTGTTGTGACGAATGTAAATGGCGTGCCATCATCGCCAGCGCAAATATTCATGACAGGTAATTCCCCTTTAACTGCTGGAGCTATTGCGGCTAATCAGCCAGTGCTGATGAAGTGGCGTGGTTCTCCTATAAACAATTGGTTATTAATTGCATCTGGTGGTGTTTCAACAATCCTTAGTCAGCGTGCGACTGTACTTGAGAAAAACACAGCAGTACGCATTAACTCTGTCACAGCAACCGATGATGTTTACTCGGGTGAGTCTGATATCGCTGGTAGTGCCTTGATTGTTGATGGGCGCAGGATTTCATTCATTCCTCCTGCTACTAATACCACTCGTGCACCGTCTATTAAAATTGGTTTGCTTTCGCCAATTAACATTCGTTCTGCCAATGGCGGTCAAGTAGTAGCTGGTGACATGACAGCTGGTTATCCTACTACATTGGAATTTAACAAAGCAGGTAACCACTACCGTGTAATATCCAATCCTTTCGATCACTCTGTTTTACAGACGCGAAACCAAAAAGGTGTTGTGACTAGCGACGCCAGCTCTCCGAATGTCGTTGCGCTTACAATACCCGGCTTCCTCGGTGATGGCACAGAGATTATCTTTGAACCTACAGTTGCAAATACTGGGGCGCTGCAAGTTACCATCACTGATATCTCAGGGCTCACACAAACACGTAATGTACTGAAAGGGCCAAATACCGCATGTACAGGTGGAGAGTTGTTTGCCAATATCCCTGCAAAAATAATCTGGCGACCAGCTCCTGTAGCGAACTTTAAGCTGCTATGGTCAGGGGATTTAACGACAGGCCTCAAAAACGTAAATGCTGACATTGCGAATTTGAAAACAGCAATATCAGACCCGCTAGCAACGTTGAAAAGCGGCATGATTGAAACGCCATTTGGCGCAATCACGTTTAATAATGGAATAAAGACCGTCGTTAAAAACCGTCTGATTATGACGTCACTTGGAAACTCATTGGGCGGAGGGGCTGGTGCGGGACCTGAATATGCACCGAATGCGATGCTGATTGCATCACTGAAAAAGTACATGGAGAATTACGGCGAGTTCGATTTTGTCGATGATAATCAGTGCATACCTACGCAGGCGTGGCAACAATTTGAAGCGCAGTTAAATAATTCACCGTATACCACATCAGATATTTTATTGATTGTTGGTGGGATGAATGACGCGCCAGTGGGCAATTTCAACATGGGGCGCACATTCCCACAGCAAAAGGCCATACTGGACAGATTGATTCAACTGGGACAAGCACGCGGTGCTATCGTCATTGTCTGTACTACACCCCATCACAACGTAGAAATGCCACAAACAGCGCCGACGATTCCAGGTGGAAATCCTCTGATGTGGCCTGTTAGAACATATAATTTAATTAGTGATTATGCATTTAATGCAGAGAGTCGAACAATCAGTAGCGGATATTTTGCATCTGTCGCGTACGGCGGTCATATTTTACGCCCTGGCTACACTTTGCGAGTTGAATCGGGTGTTAACTTTGGCAGTTATACTATTGAAAGTATTTCTGATGATAGAACCACTATTACTGTTATCGAAGAAATTCCTGAAACATCTCGCTATGGGACAACAGTCCGACATTTCAAACTAGAAACAATTATGGAGGATATTCTTTACCCGCCGCCGTCTCAATCTGTCGTCACGAAAGATTGGACAGGGAGCGGCGTACTGACTGCCGGTGATGTTCGCTTTGAAATGGAAAACAACATGCAGCGAGCATCAGCAAGAGAATATAACGCGATACTTGCTGATTGTGACTGGTCATTCAGACGATACGGCATCGAGGCTGTTGGGTACTCGGGAGTTTATGATGTTCCTAAAGGCAACTTCAACCACCCGACCCCGTTTGGTTACACAGTAGGATTCGGAAAGCCTCTTGATGAAGTAGCACGCTACATCAGTGACATGGCATTTCAGACGCGCCTGTTTGGCAGAAGCTAAAAGACGGGCCGGGATGGACCCCGGCTATTTTTTATTGAGTATGGCCAAGTCGAAATCAAGCGCCGCGTCGAGTGCCTCGTTCTCCGTAGAGTAGGGTGTTTCTGAAACCAATTGCCAGCGCCGATTGTGATAAGTGTACAACCAGCCACTCGTCGGCTTCTTCGAACATCTCCTCTAACATTCTATTGAGCTTTTCTCTGTCGCTTTTGTTTGCGTCGGAGTTAAGGCCGTTCGCCTGCATTGGTTTTACCCTCACCATGGCATCTGGAAAAATCCGGTGCACCCGCTTGGTCAACTCTGCCAGAATAATTTCAGCAGCCCCCGGCAGTTCTGCCACATTCCGCTTATCAAAAACGAGCTCTACAAACAT